CCTTGATATTTCTCCGGGGGAAGAATTTGGGAAAACAGCTTTAAACCGGCTTGTGGACCCTTTTATATTTCCTCCGGCTTTTTGTAGTGGTATGTAGGTTTCTACGACTGTCTTAGAGTCAAAACCTCCTTTATTTCTCCTTTCTGGGGTTATCTACACCCCTACATACCACTACAAAAAGCCGGAGAATCTGACAAGAAAGGAGTCGGAAACAGTTGAGAAGAGCAAAGACTACCAATGAATCTGGCTCGAAAAGGACGATTAGACCGGCTCTTACACCGGAAGCACGGGAAAACCAATTGATTGAGCTGGCTATGGACCTGGTAGAGAAGCGAATCCTTGAGGGAACGGCCTCCAGCCAGGAGACTACCCACTTTTTAAAACTTGGCTCCCAAAAAGCACGGCTCGAGAAGGAAGCACTTGAGAAACAGATTGAGTTGATGGAAGCCAAGAAGAATAATCTTGCTGCTGCAGCCCAGATGGGTGAGATGTACGAGGAAGCTATTAAGTCTATGAGACGGTATAGCGGCCAGGGAGAAGAAGATGCTTAGGACATACACAGAGCTATGCGGATATTCTACCTTTGAGGAACGCTATGAGTACCTTAGGCTTGATGGTGAAGTCGGCGCGGATACATTTGGGTTTGACCGTTACCTGAACCAGATATTTTACCAGAGCGAAGAGTGGAAACAACTGCGAGACCGCGTGATTGTACGGGATGGCGGATGCGACCTTGGAATGGAAGGACATGAGATCAATGGATTTTGGAAGAATGGTAAATATGCTCGGCCAAAAATCCTGATCCATCATATGAACCCTATCTCCAAAGAGGATATCCTGAAGCGAAGCGATCTGCTTTTGAATCCTGAGTATCTGATCACTACAATTACACGGACGCACAATGCTATACATTATGGGGACGCGGATCTTTTACCGAGAGGCCCCGTTACGAGGGCACCGAATGATACATGCCCCTGGAAACGAGGTTGAGTATGGAAAGTATCCTAAACACCATCAAGAAGAAGCTGGGAATCGCCGAGGACTATGACGTGTTTGATACCGACATCATTGTAGACATCAATTCCGTCTTTTCGATCCTTACCCAGCTGGGGGTAGGGCCAAAGAACGGGTTTTCTATCAATGATGCATCGGAGACATGGGACATGTTTATCCCTGATGACCCGAGGCTGAACGATATGAAGACCTACATGTACATGAAAGTACGGCTGCTCTTTGATCCGCCTACCAGCAGCGCAGCTATTGCCTCGATGGAAAAGCTGATCTCTGAGTTTGAGTGGCGGTTGAACGTGGCAGCAGAGACCTGTGATTGCAGCTGACGAGGAGGAATCAAAATGTGGTGCTATAGAGACTATGATGAATTGTATCATCATGGCATTCTCGGCATGAAGTGGGGAGTCAGACGATACCAGAACAAAGATGGCACTTTGACCCCGGCGGGCCGGAAGAGGTATGGCGATGGGGAAGATGATACTTCGGCCAATGAAAGCATTGAGCAAAAGAAAGAGCGAATCCGGAAATCCAGAAATGCAAAAAAAGTGTACGACAATGCTGGGCTCTTTGACGATAAGGAACTGACAGCGATTTACAGCCGTTTGGCTGTTGAGAAGAAGATCAAGGACCTTATCCCGAAAGAGAAGAACAAGGGAAAAGAATTTATTGACAAAGCCCTTGCTGCAACTGACACGGCTAACAAGGTTCTAGATAGTGGTACAAAACTGTATACCAATATCGACAAGCTGATGAAGCTGATGGATGAGCAGAGCAAGAAGAAATAAGGAGAAATTATGGCGCTCTCTAATACTGCCGTACCGAGATACTACGGCCAGTTTCGGGAGGCCGTAATCCGGGGCGAAATACCAATTAGCCGAGAAGTGGAGCTGGAGATGCACCGGATCGATGATCTGATTGCTAATCCGGGCATCTATTACGATGATAAAAAAGTTGAAGGCTGGATCTCTTTTTGTGAGAATGAGTTAGTCTTGACTGACGGTTCTGATTTGCATCTGCTGGATACCTTTAAGTTATGGGGTGAGCAGGTGTTTGGCTGGTACTACTTTATTGAGCGAAGTGTGTACGAGCCAAATGAGGACGGCCATGGCGGCCACTTTGTAAACAAGAGAATTAAGAAGCGACTGATCACCAAGCAGTACCTTATCGTTGGACGAGGTGCTGCTAAATCTTTATATGCTTCTTGTATGCAGGCTTACTTCCTGACTGTAGATACTTCAACCACTTTGCAGATTGCTACGGCCCCGACCATGCGCCAGGCGGATGAAACACTTTCGCCGATCCGGACAGCTATCACCAGATCCAGAGGGCCTTTGTTCAAGTTTTTGACCGAAGGATCTTTACAGAACACAACTGGTTCCAGGATGAACCGAGTGAAGCTGACCCCGACCAAGAAGGGTATTGAAGATTTCCTGACTGGGTCTCTTTTGGAGATCCGGCCCATGGTGATCGATAAGCTACAGGGCCTACGTGTAAAGTGTGCTACTGTGGACGAGTGGCTTTCCGGTGACATCCGGGAAGATCCCATCGGTGCTATCGAGCAGTCGGCCAGTAAGGAGCAGGGTGGAGCCTATAATAACGACTATCTTATCATTGCTACGAGCTCTGAGGGTACTGTACGAAACGGAAGCGGAGACACAATCAAAATGGAGCTTATGAAGATCCTGAAAGGCGATTATGTCAACCCGCATGTTTCGATTTGGTGGTACAAACTGGACTCGGTAGACGAGGTAGCTGACCCCAACACCTGGCTGAAAGCAAATCCGAACCTTGGTAAGACCGTTACTTATGAGACGTATCAGCTGGAAGTAGAACGCGCTGAACAGAACCCGGCGGTACGCAACGATACCTTGGCAAAGAGATTCGGTTTACCCATGGAGGGGTACACCTATTATTTTACCTATGAGGAAACCTTGCCCCACCGGCACCGGGAATACTGGAAGATGCCATGTGCTTTGGGTGCAGACCTTAGCCAGGGTGATGACTTTTGCGCTTTTACGTTCCTGTTCCCGCTTTCCAACGGATGCTTTGGTGTTAAGACGAGGAACTACATAACCTCGTTGACATTGATGAAGCTCCCGGCGGCTATGCGGCAGCTGTATGACCGATTTATGGCCGAAGGCAGTCTTGCGGTTATGGACGGCACTGTTTTGGATATGATGCAGGTCTATGATGACTTGGATGCTCACATTACCCAGTACGAATACGATGTCCGGGCTTTTGGCTTTGATCCATATAACGCAAAAGAGTTCGTGGCCCGCTGGGAGAATGAAAATGGGCCTTTTGGTATTGAGAAGGTTATCCAGGGTGCCAAGACGGAATCCGTACCTTTGGGCGAGCTGAAGAAGCTGGCAGGGGAGAGGATGCTGCTGTTTGATGAGGAGCTTATGACTTTTGCCATGGGCAACTGTATTACTTTGGAAGATACCAACGGCAACCGGAAACTATTTAAGAAACGGTATGAAGAGAAGATCGATGCTGTAGCAGCCATGATGGACGCTTATGTTGCTTACAAGATCAACCGTGAACAGTTTGATTGAGGTTAAATAATGGAAGAAAATTACTCTTTTAGATCCCGGCTTAAACATGCCTGGAACGCTTTCTTGATTCGAGATCCCCCGGTTTATCGCGGTGGTGAGGTTAGTTATGGCTACCGGCCTGACCGTGTACGGTTTACGAGAGGCAATGAGCGAACGATCGTGACCTCGGTTATCAATCGAATCGGTATCGACTGCGCTGCAATCAAAATGGTTCATGCCCGGATGGATGAGGATGACCGTTTCCTGAAAGAAATCGACAGCGGGCTAAACAACTGCCTGAATGTGGAAGCGAACATTGACCAGACCGGGCGTGCTTTTATCCAGGACATGGTTATGAGCCTGATGGACGAGGGCTGCATCGCGATTGTTCCAGTAGATACTACCTCCAGCCCGCTTATGACCAATGGATATGACATCCAGAGCTTGCGGGTTGGCAAGGTGATCGAATGGTATCCCGATCGGGTACGGATTCGGCTTTACAATGACCAGACCGGGCGGCAGGAAGAAGTTACTCTGCCCAAAAGCATTGTTGGCATTGTGGAGAATCCGCTGTTTGCGGTAATGAATGAGCCTAACTCGACGATGCAGCGCCTGATCCGTAAGCTGGCCCTTTTGGATGTTGTAGACGAGCAGACTAGCTCCGGTAAGCTTGATCTGATTATCCAGCTGCCTTATGTCATCAAGACAGAGGCCCGAAGGAAACAGGCTGAAGAACGGCGAAAGCTTGTGGAAGATCAGCTGGCAGGGTCCAAATACGGCATTGCTTACACTGATGGCACCGAGCGCATTACTCAGCTGAACCGAAGCCTTGATAACAACCTGATGAAGCAGATCGAGTATTTGCAGAATCTGCTTTGGAGCCAGTTGGGTATTACCCAGGCGGTTATGGATGGAACGGCTGACGATAAGACAATGCTGAATTACTATAACCGGACAATTGAACCGATTGTCTCAGCCATTGTTCTTGAGATGCGGCGAAAGTTCCTGACTAAGACGGCCAGGAGCCAACACCAGTCAATTGTGTTCTTTAATGATCCGTTTAAGCTTGTGCCGGTGGCACAGTTGGCTGACGTGGCTGATAAGTTCCGCCGGAATGAGATCCTGAGTTCGAATGAACTGCGCCAGATTGTTGGCTATCGTCCGAACGAGGACCCGAAGTCGGATGAGCTGACTAACCCCAACATCAGTCAGAGTAAGGAAGAGCTTGCAAACAGCAAACCAATCGCTCCAAAGGAGGAGAATCAAAATGGCTAAGCGTAATTACGATTGCCGTGGCTGGGCCACCAAGTTTGGTGTGCTTTGCGGCGACGGTAGAACAATCATGCCAGGTGCATTCCGAGAGCAGGACGGCCAGGAAGTCCCACTTGTATGGAACCACCAGCATAACGATGCCAAGAATGTTCTGGGCCATGCCCTTTTGAAGGCTGAGCCCGAGGGCATGAGGGCTTATGTGACCTTTAACGACACTGACCAGGGACGTAATGCAAAGGCTCTTGTGAAGAACCGTGATATTACGTCCTTTTCCATTTGGGCGAATGGACTGCAATACGCCGGCGATAAAAGCCGAGGAAATGTGGCTCATGGCATTATCCGAGAATTGAGCCTGGTGCTGGCCGGTGCTAACCCCGAGGCCCATATCGATGAAGTGCTTGCCCATGGCGAGGCCAGTGTTGATGAGGGTGTTATCTACAACAATGCAGGTGACATGGAGTATGATTCCGGCGAGTTCGATGACCCCCTTGAACATTCCGACGAAAAGAAGGAGGAGCCTGAGATGGCCGAAGAAACTAAGAAAACCGAAAATGAGGAGACCGTGAAGGACGTGTACAATTCCATGTCTGACAAACAGAAGCAGGTTGTGGACTACATGGTTAGCATGGCTCTGAATGAAGGCAAGAAAACCAAAGACACTGAGGAGGAAACTGAAGTGAAGCATAACGTTTTTGACAAAGATACCGAGCGTACTGAGGATGTTCTGTCCCATGACGCAATGACCACCATCATCAACGATGCCAAGAAGGGCCGCCTGACTCTGAAAGAGGCCACTGAGGATTATCTGGAGCATTCCGAGGGTGATTACGGCATCAAGCAGATCGACCAGCTGTTCCCGAACTACAAGGAGCTGAATACTCCCCCGAAGTTCATTGATCGTGATCAGAGCTGGGTCAGTGTTGTGATGAACGGCGTCAAGCATGTTCCTTTCAGCCGCATCAAGACCAGTTTTGCTGACATCACCGCTGATGAGGCACGTGCACGAGGCTACACCAAGGGCAAGAAGAAGATCGAAGAGGTCTTTACCCTTCTGAAGCGCACCACCGACCCCCAGACTGTTTACAAGAAGCAGAAGTTCGACCGCGATGATGTGATCGATATTACGGATTTCGATGTTGTTGCTTGGGTTAAGGGTGAGATGCGCGGCAAGCTGGACGAGGAATTGGCTCGTTCCTTCCTGATTGGTGACGGCCGTCAGTCTGATTCCGATGATAAGATCCAGGAAACCCATATTCGCCCGATCTGGACGGATGATGCAATGTACAGCGTGAAGCGTGAGATTACCAAGGGTGCTACTGACGGTGAAACTGCCAGCAACCTGATCGATGATACCATCCGTGCCCGCAAGGAGTACAAGGGTTCCGGCAATCCGACCCTGTTCACCAGTGAGGATGTTCTGGCCGAGATGCTGCTGCTGAAAGACAAGAACGGCATCCGCATTTACAAGAGTGTGGATGAGCTGGCTACTGCTATGCGCGTTTCCAAGATCGTTACTGTTCCCCAGTTTGACGGCAATCTGACCCGTGAGAACACCGCAAGCAACAAGAAGGATACCTTTACCCTGAAGGCTATCATGGTCAACCTGGTCGACTACACTGTCGGCGCTGATAAGGGCGGCGCTGTCTCCATGTTCGATGACTTTGACATCGACTACAACCAGATGAAGTATCTGATCGAGACCCGCTGCTCCGGTGCGCTGACTGTACCGAAGTCCGCTATCGTCTTCGAGACCAAGGAGACCAGCACGATTGGCGGTTGATCGTAGGTTAGCCTTTACTAACCTAAAAGGAGATTCTCATGGCTAAGTTTTACGGAAACATTGGATACTGTAAGCTGACTGAGACCGCGCCCGGTGTACATACCGAGGAGATTACAGTTCGGCCTTATTATGGCGATTTTATCCGGAATACACGGAGACTCCAGGGTACAGAGCACCTGAACGACGATCTCATCATCAGCAGTCAGTTGAGCATTATATCTGACCCGTATGCCCGTGAGAATTACTTTGCGATGCGTTATGCCGAATTTAATGGGGCAAAGTGGAAGATCAACGAGGTCGAGGTACAGTATCCACGACTGATCTTGACATTAGGAGGTCTTTACAATGGGGACGAGACTTGAGCTCCACCATGATTTGTGTGAGGTTTTGGGCTGCCCGGAAACCGGAAAGGATTGCAGGGTGTATTTTCAGCCTACGGTGAATACCCAGTTGAAGTACCCCTGTATTCTTTACGAGTGTAGTACAGCCGATACCAAATTTGCGGACAATGCCCCGTACCGATGGACAAAACGCTATCAGGTCACTGTGATCGATAAGAACCCGGATACGAAGATTCCGGAACTTATCGCACAGTGGCCGCTTTGTTTGTTTGACCGTTTTTACCCGGCAGACAACCTAAACCACTATGTATTAAACCTTTATTACTAAAGGAGGACAATCAAAATGGCAGCTATTACCTGGGATGATACCGGCAAGCGCTTTTACGAAACTGGCGTTGACCACGGTGTTCTGTACCCGTATAACACCACCTCTAGCAAATATACCCCCGGTGTGGCCTGGAATGGCCTGACCTCTGTCTCCGAGAGCCCCTCCGGCGCAGAGGAGACCGCCCTGTACGCCGACAACATCAAGTATGGTTCCATGCGTTCAGCCGAGGACCATGGCGGCACCATCGAGGCTTACACTTATCCTGATGAGTGGAATGAGTGTGACGGCCGTGTGCAGATCGCCAAGGGCGCTTATGCCAGCCAGCAGAGCCGCAAGATGTTTGGCCTGTCTTACCGCACCAAGATCGGCAACGATGTCAGCGATGAAGCTGGCTATAAGCTGCATCTGGTTTATGGTGCCACGGCTTCCCCTTCGGAGATGAGCCATGAGACCATCAATGACAGCCCTGACGCTGCGACTATGAGCTGGGATTACACCACCAACCCGGTTGCCGTTGCCGGCCATAAGCCGACTGCACACATCGTGATCGACAGCCGCACTGCGGACAAGAGCAAACTGTCTCAGTTGGAGGCCAAGCTGTACGGCGGCGAAAGCGACCAGCCTGAACTGCCGCTGCCTGCTGAGGTTCTGGCTCTGCTGGGCGAAGTCGGCGCATAACTACGTTCTTTGAAAGGAGAAAATGACCATGCTTAAGAAAACCATTACCTATACCGATTACGACGGCCTGGAGCGTACCGAGGAATTCCGTTTTAATCTGACCAAGGCTGAGCTGATGGACATGGAACTGACTACGGTTGGCACCTTCAGCAAGCTGATGCAGAAGATCATTGACGAGAAAGACATGGTACGCCTGGCCAAATATTTTAAGGAACTGATCCTGAAGAGTTACGGCGTGAAGAGCGATGACGGCAAGCGCTTTATCAAGAGCCCGGAGCTGAGTGAGGCTTTTAGCCAGACGGAAGCTTACAGTGAGCTTTATATGGAGCTGCTTGGCAACAGCGAGTATGCTGTAAAATTCATTCAGCAGGTCATGCCGAAGGATCTGGACCAGAACGAAGTTGTTCCGGCAGGAAATGTAACGGTTTTGCCTAAAGCATAAGGCATAAGGAGAGATAAGGAATGCTTGAGATTACGGTAGCCCCGAGAGAGTATTACGACGAGGCGAATAACCAGTTTATTACGGTACCGGAGCAGAAACTTGTGCTTGAGCATTCCCTTATCTCCCTTTCTAAGTGGGAATCAAAATGGCACAAAGTCTTTTTAAGTGACGAGGCTCATACCAAAGAGCAGCAGATCGATTATATCCGCTGTATGACGGTGAACAAGGCTGTAAACCCTATGGCTTATTACGGGATCACCAATAAACAGCTGGCGGAGATCGATGCGTATATCGAGGACCCTATGACAGCCACCTGGTTTGCGGATGAGAAGCGAACGGGGAAGAAAAAAGTTATTACTAACGAAGTGATCTATTCCTGGATGGTGGATTTGGGGATTCCGGTTGAGTTTGAGCGCTGGCATTTGAATCGGCTGATTACTTTGGTACGAGTTTTAAATAATAGCCATGAACCAAAGAAAAAGATGAGCAAAAAAGCCACCTTTGATAGATATGCAGCGCTGAATGCTAAGCGCCGGGCAAAGACCGGTACCAAAGGATGATTCCCTTTTAGAAGGAGAGATAAGAATGAGACTTGCAGGCGGTATTACCAACGGGCGAGTACGAGTCCGTTACAATTATGCAAGATATGGTTATACCCGTGGCGGAGGAAAGACCTGGCACGGCGGTATTGACCTGGAACTTTTGGATGATAAGGAATATTTCGCCCCTTATTACAAAGACGGCACGAAAGTGAAGTTTAAAGTTACGAGAGCCAGAATTGTGACTTACAAATCCAATAGGACCTGGGAGTGGGGGTACTATATTTGCCTGGAAGTGCAGAATCCCCCGAAGGGCAGCCGGACGAGGTATATCTACCTGTGCCATAATGCAAAGCTGCTTGTTAAGGCCGGGGATATTGTAGAATCTGGTGACTTAATTGCCGTTATGGGTAATACCGGCAACGCGGCATTGGCTAACCCTCCGTATGAACATGTGCACTTTGAGTGCCGCGAAACTGCACTGGGAACAGGCATTGATCCGACGGAATATTGCGGTTGCCCGAATGCAGTGGGCACCTATGGAGAGGAGAGTAAAATCGTGAGTGATGAGATCATGATTGATGTATCAAAGTACCAAAAAGCCATCAATTGGACGAAGGTCCCGTATAAGGCATTTATCCGAATTGGTTACCGTGGGTACGGTGATGCTGGTAGGTTGGTAACTGACGAATACTTTGAAAAGAATACTGCAGGAGCCCTTGCTAACAATAAGTTGGCAGGGTTCTATTTCTTTAGCCAGGCATTGAATGCTGCAGAAGGCAAGGCTGAGGCTGAGTATGCGGTTAAGGTTCTGAATGGCCGCGGTAATGGCCTGCCGATTTTCTTTGATGCAGAATATTCGAGCGAAAAGTCCCATAAGGGCCGTGCTGACCATATTACTAAGTCGGCAAGAACTGCGGCGGCTGTGGCTTTCTGTGAGAGAATCCGTGAACTTGGTTATCTGCCGGGCCTTTATACCTATACGAACTTTGCTTATTCGAACATTGACTATGCGAATCTTGTGAATGGAAATGGCTATATCGGCTGGCTGTCAGATACCAGAACAAACTATGATACTATGCTGCCTCGCCATATCCACCAGTATAAGCAGGGCATTGTGAGCGGTATCAACGGGGAAGTAGACCTGGATCGGATCATCAAGACGTGGTCTACCGACATCACCCCCTCGGAGCCTGCAAAACCTGCTACCGGCACAGTGCAGAAGATCACGATTGGACCCGTAAGCAACGGTGATGCCATGAAATTTTACAATCTGGCAAAAGAGCTTAAGCTGACAGACATGGGACTGTATAAAGCTGAGTACGTATAAGGAGAATCAAAATGGCCATTGTTTTTAAGCATAAGGGTGACTTTAAAAAGACAAAGCGGTTTTTAAAGCGCATGTCCGAAGAGGAATACCTGAAATGCCTGGATAAGTATGGCCGGAAAGGGGTAGAGGCATTGGCCCTGGCTACCCCGAGGGACAGCGGCAAAACTGCTGAGAGTTGGGACTACCGGATCAACTGGGATAAAGACGGTGTGAAGATCACATGGACCAACAGCAATGTGAATAAAGGCGTGAATATTGCAATCATCCTGCAATATGGTCACGGAACAAGGAATGGCGGATACGTTCAGGGTAGGGATTACATCAACCCGGCTATCCGCCCTATTTTTGACCAAATGGCAGCTGAGGTTTGGGGAGAGGTGACAAAGGAATGAGTTCGTCTATTGACCAGCGCATTGTGGAAATGCAATTTGACAATGCCCAGTTTGAAAAGGGCATTTCGACCTCTTTGAAAAGCCTTGACAACCTGGAAAAAGGACTGAAGCTGGACGGAGCCAGCAAAGGATTGCAGAGTGTTGCGAATGCTGCAAACTCTATGAACTTTGATGGCTTGCAGAGCGGCATTTATGCTGTGCAGCAGAAGTTCAGTGCCTTGGAAGTGATTGGCATTACCGCATTACAGCGCATTACGAACCAGGCTATTTCTGCCGGTGCGGCCCTTGTGAACTCTCTTTCGATGGACCAGATCTCTGCCGGTTGGAGTAAATACGGTGCTAAGACCAAAGCAACCCAAACGTTGGTTGCCCAGGGAAATGCCCTGGAAGACGTGAATAAGCAGATGGAGCAGCTGAACTGGTTCACCGATGAAACCAGCTACAACTTTACCGATATGCAGGAGAATATTGCTAAATTCACCGCTACCGGCAAAGGACTGGAAGAATCCGTTACTGCCATGGAGGGTATTGCCCTTTGGGCTGCGGCATCGGGCCAGAATGCCACTACTGCAAGCCGTGCGATGTACCAGCTGAGCCAGGCAATGGGCGCTGGTGTGATGCGCAAGGAGGATTACAAGAGTATTCAAAATGCAAGCATGGATACCGATGAATTCAGACAGAAATGCCTGGACGCCGGTGTTGCATTGGGCACCTTGAAGAAAAATGCCGATGGCACCTATAAGTCTTTGATGGCGAACTCTAAGGCTTTTAACAAATCCCAGTTTGCAGAGCATCTGACGGATGACGCTTGGCTTACAAGCGATGTCATGATGCAGGTTTACAACGATTACGCCAAGGCCGTTGACCAGATCTATACCTATGTGCAGGATAAAGCAGATGCCGGTGAGATCATCACTACCTCGGAAGCTATTGAGGCGATGGGTGATAAGGTTGATGCTTTTGGTTTGAAAGTATTTAAAGCCGGTCAGGAAGCACGTACCTTTGACGATGCTATCGACTCTGTAAAGGATGCTGTTTCTACTGGCTGGATGAAGACTTTTGAGCTGATCTTTGGTGACGCCGAGCAGTCTACGAAGTTGTGGACAGACTTAGCGAATGACCTTTATGAGGTATTTGCTGAAGGCGGCAACGAGCGCAATGATTATCTTGAACGTTTGATGGGCAAGCAAAGCGATGCTTTGACGGAAGCCCAATGGAAGACGGTTGCGGATACTACGACCGCCACCGATACTTTGAAACAGGCCCTGATGGAGACGGCCAAAGCTCATGGTGTTGCCATTGACGAGATGATCAACGATGAGACAAGCTTTGAACAGTCGTTATCCAAAGGTTGGCTGACCTCCGGAATCTTAAGCGAGACTTTAAAGAAATTTACCAACGATACGGTAGAAAGTACCGAAGATCTGACCAGTAAACTTGATGAGTACAAAAAGATTGCCAGTGACGTTATCCAGGGCAATTACGGCAATGGTGCTGCACGTAAGACGGCTTTGACTGAGGCTGGGCAGGACTACGCAACGATCCAGGGCATTGTCAATAAGATGCTTGCCGGGACTGAGATCACAATTGAGGATCTGGGTGATGCCCAGCTGAAATCCATTGGTTATACCGATGACCAGGTTGCGGCCCTGAGAGAACTTGCTAAACAGGCAGAAGAGACCGGCACGCCACTGAATGAGCTGATTGAAAGCCTGAATAAACCGTCCGGACGGGATCTGGTTGTTGAGTCGTTTTCAAATGTGCTGCACGGATTGATGGGGGCCATTGAAGCTGTAAAATCGGCTTGGAGCGAGGCTTTTCCGACGCCGACCGTTGAGCGGGTCTATTCTATTCTGGAAGCTATCAACAAATTTACCCAGAAGTTAGTGTTGACTGACGAAAACTCCGAAAAACTGAAGAACTCCCTTCGTGGACTCTTTGACGTACTGGGTATTGTAACTGATATTACCTCTAAGTTGGCCGATGGGGCTTTTAAAATTTTAAGCGCCGTTATGGGTGATGTACATTTGAATGTGCTTGACTATACGGAGTCCATCGGTAAGAATTTGACAGCTACCCGAAAGTGGATCAGAGAGAATGAGACCCTGAATAAAATCATTGATACTGTGGTTGATACCGTAATCAAGTGGGTGCAGTCCATTAAGAAGTGGATCAGCGAGCACCAGATCGTTACAAAAATTGCACGAACTCTGAACACGATTTTTACCACGATGGTATCGGTGGTAACAAAGGCGGCGACTGCGGTTTCAAAATGGTGGAAATCTTTTACCGGAATGCCTGCTGTGCAGACGGCCATTGAGAAATTTAAAGAGTTGTTTTTTGAACTTTTGGAAAAGGGCAAGGAGCGATTGGATGATTTCGGGCCGAAAGTGCAGGAATTCTTTGAAAACTTCAAGGGATTTGACAGTCTGGATTTCAGCAGTGTATCGAGCCTGTTTACTTCTTTTACGGATGCAGCCGGTTCCGGGCTCGGAAATGTGATTGACAAGCTGGATCAGCTGAAACAGAACATTTCTGGATTTGTTGGCTCTGTAAAAGAGAAGTTTGCGCCATTGCAGGGGTTTATTGAGCAGTTCCAGCAGCTGGCCAGCCAGGGCGTGAAGAAGTTTACGCTTGGAAAGATCCTGACGGCTGCTACTGGCATTGCCGTTGTGGCCTCTTTGACAAAACTGGGGGATGCCCTGACTGCTGTTAAAAAGTCCACAGAAGGTATTAAAGACAGCCTGGTTGGGGTGCTTGGTGGCGTAAAGGGTGTTTTGACCGCTTACCAGAAAGACATTCAGGCGAGAAGTATCATTAAGATTGCAGCGGCCATTGCAATTTTGGCGGTTGCGGTTGGCGCACTTACGTTCTTGGATCAGAACAAGTTGCAGAGTTCTGCCATTGCTCTTGGTGCTTTGGGCGGAGGTCTGATCGTGCTTACAGGCGCACTGGGTGTCCTTGAAAAGAAAGGATTCCTTGGCAATACCACCGGGGCCGCAGCGTCGATGATTGCTATGGCTGGCAGCTTGCTTCTGATGATTCTGGCATTTAAACAGATTCAGGATTTAGATGTTGACTTTTCGAGTCTTGCCAAGAATCTGCTGGTTATGTTCAGTCTGATGGGCACATTGGTTGCCGGAATGTGGGCTGTAAATAAGATTGGTGGAGGCAGTGTCGGCTCGGCACTTTCCTTGATTGCTTATGCGGTTGCCATGAAGCTAGTAGTAAAGACACTTAGTGACATTAGTGTAATGCCATTGGATTCTATTGCAGCCTCTTTATTCAAAATGAGCACAATCATGCTTACTCTTTCGGCAGCTGCCAGAGTGGCAGGAAAGGGGAGTATGGGAGGAGCCGCATCCCTGATTGCAGTTGTGTATTCACTACAACAGATGCTAAAGATGATCCAGACAGTGAGCGATATGCCGCTGAAGACCATGCTGAAAGGCCTTGGTATGCTTGGCGGAATTATGCTGGCATTGGAATGGGTTGTTACTGGTGTAGGCAAAGCTGGAGCAAATGCGGATAAGGCTGGTAAATCTTTGCTGATGATCAGTGCTGCCCTGTACATCATGGTGGAGGTTATCCGTAACATCGATGATTTGAACAGTTCGGCTTTGACTAAAGGCATTGCCACCATTGGATTGATGAGCATGTTCTTTGCAGTGTTGATTGCCGTGACAAAGAATGCAGGAGCAAACTCTGTAAAAGCAGGGGTAGGTATCCTTGCTATGAGCGGAGCTGTTGCTGTACTTGCTGGTGCGATGTATGCAATTGGCAAAATCCCAGCCAGCGAGCTTACAAAGAGCATAGCTGTTATTACTTCCATCTTTGCAATGTTTGGAATTCTGATGGCCCTGAGCAGTAAAGCTACCGGCAGTTATAAAGCCATTATTGCAATCGCTGCTTCTATGGCGGCATTGAGTACATTGATGGCTGTTATGTCTACCATGGATACCGACAGCTTGACTCGATCTACGGTTGCGTTGGATAGTATCATGGCTATGCTTGCCTTGACTATTGCCGCTACTAAGGGCGTCGATGGCGGGTCACTTGCGGCTATAGCTATGATTACGCTGGCTGTAGCGGCTATCGGGTTTGTACTGTATCAGCTGGCAAGTCTGCCGAATCCTGAAGATGTATTGCCCATTGCTGTTTCCATGTCCAGTGTATTGCTGGCGCTTTCTGCCGCAATGGCCATTATGGGAAATATGGGCGTTGTTGGGATTGCAACCGGAAGTCTTGGCATTATTGCCGCGATCGCCACAATTACTGCCGTTCTTGAAGCTCTTGGCGGATTGATGAAGCTTGATATTTTTAGCGAGAATCTTGACAACGCCATTACGGCTATGGGCAAAATCGGCGAGGCACTTGGCACATTTGTTGGAAGTATCGTTGGCGGTATTGGCACGGGACTTACTGGCCAGTTGCCTAAGATGGCTAAAAACATTTCGGATTTTGCAGATGGAATGCAAGAGTTTGTTGAGTTTGTGCATAACCTGGATGATAACTTTGGCTCTAAAGTTGATACGTTGGTTAAAGCAACTGAAAAACTTACTCGCCGCGGATTTACTTCGGGTCTGAACAACCTTTCAGCCAGCGGAATCAACTACGAGACAGTCGGCACAAATCTGAAGAGCCTTGGCGAAGCAATCAAGGGCATGGCCGCCGCAACAAGTGGAGTAAGTGTGGAACGGCTCACCTCGAGTGCTGAGGCAGTTTCGGCTATTGCTGATATTATGGCAAATGTGCCGGTTTCTGGCGGACTTTGGGGCGACATCGTAGGAAATACGATGAATCTTGATGACCTTGGAAGTCAGTTGACTTCTTTCGCGCAGGCAATGGTGGATTACTGTTCTATCATCAATGGCGCTGAAGGCGGAGCCACCCTTGATACTGCCGCTGTTGAACAAAGTAAAGCCGCGGCTGATATTCTGATTGATTTAGCAGGGAAAGCACCGAACTTTGGGGGCATTAAATCTTTGATCTCTGGAGATCTTGACTTAAGCAAACTTGGTTCTCAGCTTAAGGACTTTGCAACTGCCATGGTTGGATATTGTACGGCAATCACTGGCTCTGAAGGAAATGCAGCGCTGAATGTGGACGCGATCACCGCGAGTGAAGCGGCAAGTGATGTCTTGATTAACTTGGCAGAAAGTGCTCCTCGTTTCGGAGGTGCAAAAAGTTTGATTTCTGGCGAGTTAGACTTCGATCAACTTGGGACCCAGCTTGTTACTTTTGCAAGAGCGATGGTCCGCTATAGTCAGATTATTTCTGGTGGGTATGGCGGCAGTGCATTTGATTCAAATGCTGTAATGGCAAGCGAGAATGCGGTGAACACAATCATTGCTATGTCTCAGTCTATTGACCCGACAGGTGGGTTCATTGGCTGGCTAATGGGTGAGAAAGATCTAGGTGCTTTTGCGTCCAATCTTGCTGCCTTTGGCGAAGCCCTCGTATCCTACGGTCAGAATTGTACGATGCTGAGCGTTGTTTCTATCAATGACGCATCTGCCTGCATTGAGAACCTGGTTGATGCACTGAACCTGGTTGGAAACATCAACTTTGAAGCTCTTAATATGCTGAGTGAGGCACTGAATACCTTTACACCCAACAGTTCGTTTGTGGATATGTTTGCCTCGGCAGCAGAATCCATGAGCACCGTTGGCAGCCAGATGATTCAGGCATTTAACACTGGCATTACGGAAAATGCTCCGAGTGTAGCAGAGAATGCGCAGACACTGGTCAATAATTTTGTGGCATCTGTTACAACAGCTATTTCCTCGAACGCCCTTCTGATTGCTGCGAGCATTGATACGTTGTGTTTGACTCTGAACACCACGATTGCCAATAAGCAGGCTGATTTTAATACCAGTGTTACAAATCTTTTGACCGGGGTGGTTTCCACTATTCATGAACAGTACAACAATTGGTATACGGCAGGCAACTTCCTGACAATTGGTCTGGCCGCTGGTATTCGTTCCGGTGAATCGGAAGCTATCAATGCCGCAGCAGAGGTTGCCGGAAAGGCACTTGAGGCTGCAAAACAGAAATTGCAAATCAACTCGCCTTCCAAGGTGATGTACGGGTTTGGCCGATACTTTGATTTAGGTTTTGTAAACGGTATCCTCGACTATGCTGATACAGTTGCAAAAGCCAGTGAGAATATTGCGACGGAAGCTATTTCCACTGCCCAGATCATTGCCGAAAACATTGCCGCTACGATGGATGAGGATTTCGAGTACGAGCCTACCATCCGGCCGGTTTTGGATATGGATGAGGTGGATAGTGGTCTTAATGCATTTAATCGGAGTTTTGCTAACCGCAGCATGAACCTTGCCGGCAGCATTGACCGTGTACGGAAGGCAGCCCCTGCGGATAAGTATGCTGAGAATGTGAACCCCAGCCAGAATCAAAATGGCGGGGCTATCACCTACAACTTTACGCAGAATAACTACAGCCCGAAGGCACTGAGCCGGATTGATTTGTACCGCCAGACGAACAACCAGTTTGCCATGATGAAGGAAAGAGGAAAAGCATGATTAAATCCGTGAAAGTCACGAACTACATGGGCGAATCGTTGACCATTCCTCTCATCTGGAATGACGGACCCTTTGAGATTGAGAAGATTGAAGGGCTTGGTCCGCCCAAAGCCAACATCAATACAACGGAAATTGCCACAAATGACGGTTCTAAGTTTAACTCTGCCCGATCTACTGAACGAAACATTGTTTTGTATCTTATCCTGCATGGAGCACCTACCATTGAAGATGCACGACATTTGAGTTACAAGTATTTTCCTGTGAAGAAGTATTTGCAACTTGAGATTGAGACCGATAACCGGCGCTGCATTGTGGAAGGCTACCCCGAATCCAATGAACCAAATATCTTTAGTGAAAACGAAGACATTCAGGTCAGTATCGTTTGCCCGAATCCGTATTGGAAGTCGGCAGGCGATGACGGAATTCGAGAGGTAGTATTTCATGGTGTGGCGCCTAATTTCGAGTTTCCTTTCTCTAACGAATCTGTGACGAATCCGAAAATCGAGTTCGGTATTATCGAACGGCGGAAAGAAAATGTGGTGTATTACGACGGCGATGCAGAGCAGGGGATTACCATTACGATTGAAGCAATCGGCACGGTGAAGAACCTGACTATTGTGAACGTGAATACCAATGAGAAAATGGCCATCAGCCATGACGAGCTTGTGAGTTTTACAGGTTCTGGCATTGTGAACGGCGACACCATTACGATTTCGACAGTAAAGGGGCACAAATCGATCGAGCTTTTGCGTGATGGTGTTACGACTAATATCCTGAACTGTATTGGTAAAGATGACGACTGGTTTATGCTGTCAAAAGGCGACAACATTTTCGGCTATACTGCGGATGAGGGCAGCGACTACCTGGATTTCAAAATAAACTATTCTTCTTTGTATGAGGGTATTTAAATGGAAGCACTGATTATGGACAAGGACTTTAAGTCGGTAGCTGTAATTGACGACTATGAGTCTTTTATCTGGACTGACCGTTACACCGGCTACGGAGACTTTGAGCTTTATGCCTCTGTCAGTGCAGCATTTTTCAACTTTACCAAAGACGGGTATTATATTTGGAGCGCCGAATCTGAGCATCTTATGATTATCGAGAAGAACGATATCGAGAGCGATGCGGAGGATGGCAGCCACGTTACTGTGACGGGGAGGAGCCTTGAGTCTATTTTAGACCGGCGTATTATCTGGACCCAGACGACCCTTAGCGGCAGTTTACAGGACGGGATCAAGAAACTTCTTACAGAAAACATCATTTCGCCAAGTGATGAGAAGCGGAAGATCCCGAATTTTGTTTTTAAGGAAAGCACTGACGAAGCAATTACAAAGCTGACAGTAGATGCCCAGTATACGGGCGACAATCTCTACGATGCTATTAAATCTCTTTGCGAAACGAATGAACTCGGATTTAAGGTTATCTTGAACAGTGACCTTAAGTTCGAGTTTTCTTTGTATTTCGGCACGGACCGTTCCTATAACCAAAAGAAACTGCCGTACGTGATCTTTAGCCCGAACTTTGAAAACCTGGTCAACTCGAACTACTACGAGAGTTCTGCGGAGCTTAAGAATGTAGCATTGGTTGGCGGGGAAGGAGAAGGCTCGGACCGAAAATTCAAGAGTGTATACGGTAACGGCGTTCAGGAGTTCCCCAGTGGAATGGACAGGCGAGAGCTGTTTGTGGATGCCCGGGATTTAAGCACCAAGACAAGCGGTAAGACTCTATCTGCCACCGAATATAATGCCCAGCTTGAACAGCGAGGCTACGATAAACTTGGGGAGAATACTCAGGCTACTGGGTTTGAGGGCGACATTGAGAATACTGAGATGTTCAGCTACGGGAAGGATTTCTTCGTCGGAGATATTGTACAGATTCAAAATGAGTACAAAATCAAGGCTACTACAAGAGTGGTTGAGGTCGTTATCTCGGATAGTTCCACGGGTACTACAATTGTACCGACATTCTCGACCCCGACACTGACAAAAACTTAAAGGAGGCTGTACAATATGGCTTTTAGCTATGGCTTTTACAATAGCCTGAATGGGGATCGAAAGTACGACTCCGAAGATTTGAGCCGGATGTTTGATGGCATTATCTATGATGGTGTCATTGGTGCAGTTGGTGATACGTTTGCTGTAAAAGCCGGAACTGGGAATACGGTAAACGTATCGAGTGGACGTGCTTGGTTCAATCATACCTGGACCTACAACGATGCACCGATGCCTATTAGCTGCGGATCTGCGGCTGTGCTTTTGGATCGCTATGATGCCATTGTGCTGGAAGTGAACGCTGCTTCTGATGTGCGTAAAAACAGTATCAAAGTTGTGACCGGAACCGAAGCATCAAACCCGGTAAAGCCAACGATGGAGAACACTGAGTTTGTGCACCAGTATCCGTTGGCTTATATTTTGCGTAAAGCAGGTTCCAGCAGCATTTCGCAGTCTCAGATCGAGAATGCTGTCGGTACCGAAGCGTGTCCGATTTGCACCGGAGTGCTGAAGAGCCTTAATGTTGAGCAGATGATGGCCCAGTGGGAGGCTCAGTTTGATGAATGGTTTCAGTCGGCAAAGGATACCCTGAGTGGCGACGTTGCCGGAAATCTATTGAATAAAATTGAGAAGGCTGAGGATAAAATTCCATATATGTATACCGCTACCCTGAATGTCAACAACTGGTCAACCAGCAGCGGCACCTATTACGATAATGGGTACATCTATAAGCAGACAGCGACAATGAGACCTGACATTAGTTCCGCTCCGACCGTTGCTTCCGGTAGCACGTTTACTAGCGGGGTACAGTTTATTAAAACCGGGGTTCCTTCTACAGATGAGGCCCTTTCCGATGCTCTTGCTATTATTGATGACGGTGTTACGGTTAGTGGGTATAATTCTGTAACTGTTTATGTTAAGGAAAAGCCGGCTGCATCAATCAACGCAAGATGGCAGCTTACTAAGTAAAGGAGGCACATATGGGAATCGCACCAAAGTTGGCTAGCGGGTCTGGAAAACTCCAGCTGCTTGAAACCTATACCGCCCACAGTAGCAATCCGTATACTTATACTTTTGCTGAAGATCTTTCGGTTAGTTTGATTGCTATTACTTTAACTCGAGATAATATCATCCCTGGAATTAAGGGAGATGTCACGTTAAATGGCACAGCTCTTGAACGAATTGGCGAAGTATCTAATAAGGATAATTATGCCGCTGTTCATACTTATGCCTATAAATGTTATGGGGCAAAAGCCGGAAATGTTCTTACTGTGCCGCACGATAGTGTTAGCTATACGAATATTACCATCATGTTTTTTGGTAAGGCTAAAATTTCTACGCCTGCGATCAGTGTCCCAAGCGGGTATAAGTATGCATTTCTCCCGTGTATAGAAAAGCTTCGGAACGAACTTGCTTTCAGCTCTGCTAACAGTGCCACGACGTTGGAGTATGTGTTTTCCACTGGCAATGGCTTTACGCTGAACGGGCCTTGTATGAAGATGACGGTTCCAATTGCAAGAAATAGCTGGAGCTGTCTTTATCAAAAAATAGATTTTACACACATCAATAAAATCTTTATTTCACTTGTTCAGTCTGGATACCAATTTAAAGCTGGTATTTCGTCGTCTGTGCCAATTGCAACGTCGAGTGGATACCCATCTTTTAGCAAGGAAATCTCTGCTAATAATTGGGTCGATGTGTCGAGTCTTACTGGTGAGCAGTATCTAGGGCTTTGTCAGGCAGGCACAACAGGCGACAATAAACAGGGCATTATCCAACTGTACGGTATTTATTATACCTAAGAGAGGTTCATAATGAAAATTTACGATGAACTAACCGGTGAAGAAATTTTAAATCCAGACTTTAGTGCTGGATATTTGTACAATGGGCGAAAAGTAGTTGGTTATGAAGAAGATTCTTATGAAGTTATGGAAGGGACTGTAACTGAGAATTGTCCTGAGGGCCTCAAACGGATTATCCATGGCCATAATATTTACGAGAATTGTCAGTTCTATCATGAGTATACTGATTCCGAGATTGCTGAGCGTAATAAACCTAGTTTGCAGGATCAGATCAGTGCAGTAGAAGCCCAGGCAACCTATACGGCCATGATGACCGACACCCTGATGACGGAGGAATAAGTTATGCTGAACATTGAGAAGCTGAAACTTTGGTATCCGAAATTGTGGAACAAGAAGATGATGGCCAATGCCGTGAAGAAAGGCGCTATCACCGCAGAACAGTATAAAGAGGTCACCGGTGAAGAGTATCCCGGCTGACCTTTTTGCTTTGAAAGGAGAAAACTATGGCTACAAACATGATGCCGGGGACTATACCCCAAGGAAGTCAAAATAGTTTTCTGCAACCGCAGCCTGCGATTTACCCGACTGCTTATCCGGCGGCACCGAATGTTGGTGCTGTACAGGCAAGACCCCGGACTATCCCAGGCAGGATGATTTATTCACCTGATGAGATCATGCCGCAGGAAGTACCGATGGATGGCAGCGTGAGTTTATTCCCGATGCACGACTGGAGTTGTGTGTACGGGAAATGGTGGACCTCCAACGGGCAAATCCAGACTGTAAAGTTCGTTTTGGAGAAGCCCAAGAAGGAGATTGACGAGTCTTCCGCGAGCATTGCTGATATTTCCGAACGGCTCTCCAAGGTAGAGCGATACCTTTTTAAGAACAAGCATAAGCAAAGACCAAATCAAAATGAACCGGCGAAGGTGGAGGAAGTTCCACATCCGGAATAAACAGGAGCGACTGAGATGGCAAATACAATCGTTCTGAACGAATATACCGCTGCCATTAAGGACAGCCCGAAAAAGTATCTTGAATTTGGCACATACGACAGCTATGGCCGAGAGCATATAAATGTCATGCCCGAATCTGGCTGGGAGGACTTGAGTGTATATGTCACTTTCATTTCTCCCAAAAAAGTAAAGCGAACAGTATTGCTCACCGATCCTGTTATTCCTGTACCAAAAGATGCTACTGCAGGTTGTTGTGGATTTGGGGCGATTGTGTTTGCCGGTTATAAAGATGGTGAATGCATTATCACCTGTGATGTTCCATATTATCTTGGGCATCACAGCAACATTGAGCCAGATGAGTATGATGAAGAAGATGTCAAATTACTTGAGCAAATAATGTCCATTGCTGAATTTCTGCGAAATTTAGCGCGGGGTGGCAAAAAAGGACAAGTCTTCACGAAGCTTAGCGACAAAGATCTGGATATCGGATGGGAAACACCAAAAGAGTCCAGCGGAACTGTAATTGATTTTAAAATAGGCAATGGATTGCTCTATGATGAAGCAACCAAGGTTCTCTCAGTCGATGTCGCGAACGACGCAGAGAAAGATAATACCCGTCCAATTTCGAGCGCAGCCGTCGACACAATCGTCGGAAACATTGATGTCCTTTTGAGCGGCATTTGAAGGAGTGAAGAAATATGAGCATTGCAACAGAAATTACAAGAATTCAATCTGATCGTGACCTCTTAAGAACCAAGGCTATCGAGCTGAAGTTATCTACCAAGGCCGATGTTGATACCGTTTCTAAGGCAATTACTACGACCTCGAACCTTGATGACCTCGCTTCAGCATTCGATTCTATTACGAATCAGGGAAGTGTCTCAACCAGTGTCAAGGAAGGCGAGACCTACACCATTCCAAAGGGCTACCACGATGGCACTGGTACAGTAAGCGGCGTAGCAGGCGGCGGTAACTATAGCTTGCAGAGCAAGACTGTAACTCCGACCAAGGCAAACCAGCAGATTACTGCAGATGAAGGTTACTATGGCCTCAGTGATGTTACGGTCAACGCCATTCCTGACTCTTACCAGAATGTCACGAGTGTGACTGCTGCAGCAGGAGATGTTCTTACTGGGAAGGTTATTGTTGACAAGACCGGCAAGCAGATTGCAGGTACCATGCCTAATAATGGTGCCGTAGAGAAGACCCTTGATGTAACTACACCTTCCTATACGGTTCCTGCCGGTTATCACAATGGCAAAGGTGTTGTGAAAATTGTAACGGAGCACAAGACTGCCACGCCGACAAAAGCTGAGCAGAATATCACTCCCACTGCGGGAAGTGTTCTGAGCAAAGTTACCGTGGCGGCTATCCCCGCTAAATACCAAGACGTGAGCAGTGTTACTGCTGCGGCTGGTGATATTCTGGCAGGGAAGAAGATTGTTTCGTCCACCGGCGCTGTTGTTGAAGGCACTATGGCCAACAATGGAGCTATTGCCAAGACCATTGATGGTCTGACTACTATGAGCGTTACAATTGCCGCCGGCTATACTTCTGGCGGTACAGTAAGCCTTACCAACGACATTGAAGAAGCACTTATGGCTATCTGAAAGAGGGTGGCAGCGTGAGTATTCAAAATGAAATTACCAGATTGAGTACGGCGAAAAAGGATATTGCGGCTGCCATCAAAAATAAAGGTGTTTCTGTCCCGTCAGACCTTACGATTGATGGCTATGCTGCAAAGATCAATGAGATTATGGTGGCTGATGTATTTACAGGTGCCACGACTACCTCTGACGGTACGTCTGGCCTTGTCCCGGCACCGACTTCTGCTGATAAGGATAGCTACTTGAAAGGTGATGGAACCTGGAGTAAACCTGAGGCGCAAACGTCAATTAAAATTTGCAGATGGGGGGATACCTAATATGCCTGTATATTTTGGAAGCCAGAAGGTCAGCATTTTTGCAGGAGCCGGAAGTACAAAAGCACAAAGCAAAAGTATCGCCCCGACAGAAAGTCAACAGATTGTGACACCAGATGAAGGGTATGATTGCTTATCTCAGGTCACAGTTGGAGCCATATCGTCCGATTATGTCGGAAGTGGTATCACCAAAAAGGCGGCGGCGATCTATACGCCTGGCACGAGTAACCAGACGATTGGAGCGAATCAGTACCTGAGCGGTGCTCAGACGATCAAGGGAGATAGCAACCTGGTCGCTGGGAACATCCGCTCAGGTGTTTCTATTTTTGGGGTAACCGGCACGGTGGTGGCGGCATCCTCGCCAAACCTGCAGGCTAAGACTGTTACACCAGGGACTTCAAGCCAGACCGTAAGACCTGACAGCGGCTACGACGGCCTGAGCCAAGTGGTTGTGAGCGGCGATTATGATCTGGTGAGTGGGAACATTATCAGCGGCAAGACCATTTTCGGTGTGCCTGGTTCTGTGGTGATCCAGAGGTATTACACCGGCAGCTCTGCACCCAGTTCTTCGATCGGCAGCAATGGTGATTTGTATTTGCAGACTGGGGGCTAATGTATGGCAAGTGTGACATTGGTTCCTACAGGATATGATGGCCAACACTCATCGTATATTTCTGTAGATGCGTCTTATCCGCTTTCAAATGGCCTCGCCAGCGCAAGCAGTGGCACCTTTGCGGTGATAAACCTGAACAAAGGTGGCGGCGCGGTTTCTAAGCTGGCAGTCAAATTCGATATGTCAAAGATTCCGACCGACGCTAAGATCAATTCTATCTCTTGTAAGATAAAAGCCAGAATCTCGAACGCGTATACGTACATATTGAGCGGTGTTGCGCAGTTGTATTGCGGAACGGCCGGATTGAGCAGCGAAATTGATTTGGGAACATCCGAAGTGGCTCAGTCTTTTAGTGATACAGGCTATTGGGATCGTGAGAGCCTGGACGATCTTATCTTGCTGATTACCTGTACACGCGGTTCGCTATCTGCAAACAACAGCCAGACATTGCGTTTTTACGGCGCTGATCTGACTGTAGACTACACTAGCGGCGGTTCGACTGGCCCTGTGTTGAGCACCAAAATAAATGGCAGCTGGGTGAACGTATCTAAGGTTTACAAAAAAGTAAGCGGTATTTGGGTAGAACAGAGTGATATTGCAAACTTGTTTAGCCCTGATACCAATTACGTAAAGGGGTGAGATTTTGGCAAAGACTACAGAAACGATTAGCGAATTCACAATGAACATTCTTACCGCGGAGCAGTATGCAGATGCGAAAAAGAATAACCAGATCGACCCCAATCAATTATATTTTACCCCTGAAAAAAAGTTGGTTGTTGCGGTGTCTCAGGATAAGTATGAATCAATGAAAGAGGCCGGTACGCTGGATGAGGATGTACTTTATGTTACACCCGCTAGTGAGTCCGTTACGATTCCCGAGGCCACCGAGACCACCGCGGGCCTAATGCCGCCCAGCGCCGTGACAAAGCTGAAAGGCATCGATGAGGGCGCGAACAAGTACACTCATCCGTTGCATACGGCCCGGACCCGCGGCCTGTACAAGATCACCGTGGACAGCCTGGGGCATGTCACCGCTGTTTCTGCCGTGCAGAAAAGCGACATCACTGACCTGGGCATCCCGAGTTCCGATACGACCTACGACCTGGCCTCGGCCTACAACAATGGCCTGATGAGCTCGACCCAGTATTCCAAGCTGAGCGGCATTGAATCAGGTGCCAACAAAACCACGGTCGATGCTACACTGTCCAGCAGCAGCGCCAACCCGGTGCAGAACAAAATCGTGTATGCGGCATTGCCATGGGAATACAGTGCTACATTTTATGTAGACAGCTGGAATACGGCGACTTCTGATGAGCAAGCGCAAGGGTTTGCATATCGACAAGTTGTTACTCCAGTAAAGAAAATTTCGGTTGCTCCAACAATTACTGCAAATTCAATGTTTCTTGGATTTGGAAGTCCTAGTGATAGCTCAGTTCTTGCCACTAAAGTAGCACTTGCCGAAGCTGCAAACGTGATCAACGGCGGTCTTGTGTACACCGGAAGCAACTCTATAACTGTACTTGTTGAAGAAAAGCCGACTTCCGATGTTACGATGACTTGGTGGCTTAGAACTTAATCGCTATTTATAAGAAAGAGAGGTATTAACCATGTTTGACCCTGCCAAATTTGCTATGCAGATGATCCAGAATAATCCCCAGGTAATGAATAACCCTATGGCTAAGCAATATCTGGAGATCATTCAAAATGGGGACAGTGCAAAAGGGCAGGAAGTTGCAAATAATATTCTGAAGACCTATGGAATGACAAAAGACCAGGCGATGAGCCAGGCCTTTAAGTTCTTTGGCATCAGAAAGTAAGGACATTGAAAATTAAGAGAAGTACAAATTCTAAGGATGTCTGAACGCAAAAGGAATCCATTCATTTGGTTATAGGTCTTTGAGAAAGGCCTATCAATGCGCGCAGATAGGTTGAGTAAGAAAGACTTATGATAGTCCGTTTCTTTTACTCTACATTCCTTATGAAGGAGGAAAATCTTATGTTTAACGCGAATATGCCCTCTCTTTCCGATATTGCTGCTGTGACCGGAAACGACCGTGATGGCGGTTGGGGCGGTAACGGCTGGTGGATCATCATTATCCTGCTTGCCATGTGGGGCGGCTTCGGCGGCTATGGCTGGGGTGCTAATGGTGGTTACGGCAACGGTGGTGGTTATGTTGCTACAGCTGCTACCCAGGCTGATATCCAGCGCGGTTTTGATACCCAGAACATCATCTCGAAGCTCGACGGCATCAATTACGGCATGTGCGATGGTTTCTATGCTGTGAACAATGGTATGCTGACCGGATTCAACGGTGTGAATACTGCGATGCTCCAGGGCAACTTTGGGCTCCAGCAGGCCATCAATGCCAACAATGTTGCAGCCATGCAGAATACCAATGCTCTCCAGACCCAACTGGCTGATTGCTGCTGCCAGAACAAACAGGGTCAGGCTCAGATCCAGTATGATATGGCGACCAACACCTGCGCTATCACGAACGCAATCGCTCAGCAGACCCAGGCTATCATGCAGAATGATAATGCGAACTACCGCCAGCTGCATGATGAGATCGTTGCAAACCAGATTGCTGCTAAGGACGACACGATTGCTCAGCTCCGTTCTCGTCTGGCAGCGGCTGATCTGGCGGCTTCCCAGCAGGCTCAGAACACCTATCTCGTCAACCAGCTTCGCCCGCCCGTAAACCCGGCCTATGTCGTTACTAACCCGTATGCCGGTACCGGGACCCTTCCGTGCCAGACTGCAGGCTGCTGCGGTGTGAGCGCGTAAATTCAAAATGATACGAGGGAGGCTCACTTCGGTGGGTCTCCCTTTATATTTTTGATAGGAGGGTAGCTTGATGATTAAGCTGACGAATACCACTGAGCAGACTGTTGCCACTGGAGCAGCACTTACTTTTAACTCGGTGCTTGCGAACACCAATTGCTCTACGTGCCATCGGAAAGGCACAGGAAGTGTAAAACTGAATCGCAGCGGCGCCTATATGGTCTCGTTCCATGCGAATGTGACCGGGGCTACTGCAGCAACACCTGTACAGCTCGCTTTGGCTCTGGGCGGGGATGTCATGCCGGAAACGACTATGATATTTACCCCTGAGACGGCGAATACTGTAGGACAGGTGTCCATCTGTCTGCCGGTCTTTAACTCGTGCTGTGACTACGACCGCGTGACCGTTGTGAACACTGGGACTACGGACATCGTTATCTCTGCGAACCCCATGCTTGCTATCAGCAAGATGTGCGGTTGAGGAGGTGAGTAACGATGGCTGAGAACGAGAAGAATATGGATCTGTGCGAGCTGAAATGCACACTGATCGATGCACTCAAGACCCAGATGTCCGGCGGTGTCGGCAATGTCGATGCAGAAGAAGCCGGCGAGGTTGTCGATATGATCAAAGACTTTGCCCAGACTGATTATTACGAGGCGAAAGCCCACTATTATCGGACTGTGGAGAAGGCGATGGAAGAAGGTAAGTCCCGTGGCCGCTATGGCTATGTTCGCGGACTGGACCGTTATATGGACGACCGTGACGGTATGGAGATGCCCGAATGGTGGGAGATGGATCATATGGCCGATACTGACCAGTTTGATCCTCGCCGCTACCGCATGGGGTACACGCCCAACCGTAAAATGATGGATGATAAAAATGAGAAGTTCGGAACCGCTTACCGTGAGTGGGATGTTTCGAGACGCCATTACCATGATTTCAACAAGAGTGAGGATAAAGAGGAAATGAATCGACATGCGAGGGAGCACATTGCGAATACGCTTGAATCGATTCGGACTATCTGGTCGTCCTCTGATCCTGAGCTGAAGAAGCGGATGAAAGCCGACTTGACAGCGCTTGTTGGAGAGTTGACCGTCTAAAGGTCGTTAAAGATTTACGGTTATGAAGAGCTTTGTCATGAATGGATATTTGTGGCATATAGCTTTCGTAAACCCAGGCAGCGCCAAGCTCGTGGATAGGACCGGAACCAGCACACTTGCCACTACGGACCCTACCGTAATGAGGATTTATATTTCCGACGTTTTGAGTGGGCAAGAGCTGGAGACGGTGCTAATCCATGAGCTTGGTCATGCTGCTTTGTTTTCTTACGGGCTTTTGCCTGATATTCACAAAGCTGTTAAACGACAGTATTGGATGGAAGCTGAAGAATGGGTGTGCAATTTCATAGCGGATTACGGGATGCGGATATTCAGTATCGCGTATGAAGTTATGGGAGAGGATGCCTGGATGTTTATACCTTACGAGCTGGATCGTTTAATCGCGTAAGGGGAGGTGTTTAAGATGGACGAGTGGGCTAAATTGCTCATCACCGTCGTGTGCAGCGTCGTGGCCTCCGGCGGGGTCTGGAGTTATCTCCAAGCTCGGCGTGAAAAGAAGGATGCCAAGACGAAGCTGCTCTTGGGCCTTGCACATGATAGGATTATGTCACTTGCGGCGCTATATACTTCGCGCGGGTACATCACTCAGGACGAGTATGAGAATTTCCATGATTATCTGTATGCGCCTTATCACGATAGTAATGGCAACGGCACAGGGACAAAGGCTATGGCAGAAGTAGAGCGGCTGCCAATGCACGAACACCCATTGAATAAAGAGGAGGTTTGATGTAAAATGAGTAACAAGACTTATGATATTTGCAAGTGGATCGCACAGTATCTACTGCCGGCTCTGGCAACGCTGTATTTTGCGGTATCCCAGATCTGGGGCCTGCCGTATGGTGAGCAGATTGTTGGTACGATTACTGCGGTGGACACCTTCCTGGGCGTGCTGCTGGGTATCAGTACCGCCAATTATAACAAGCAGATCGGGGCAGAAAAAGGCGAGTGAATGTAGGTAGTTTGTACTTTATTCCTACACCCACTCGCATATTTTGTTGTTAGTGCGTCAATTATTGCCTTGTATCACTTTTGTTTTGAAAAAGTGCTGAGGGGCATAATTAGAAGTATTTAGCGGCATAACGTAGAATGTTATAGCGGTAAGTAGCTATAAAGTGTATGAAAAAGTAGGACACTCCTACACTATTCATACATTGGCCTCGCGGCTATAACATTCTATTTTATTTTTTCTAATTCAGCCCTCAACCATTCAAAATCTCTTTCTGTGTAAACTCGTTCTGTTAAGTCCGCAATAGAATGGCCAACGAGTCTCTTGATAGCATATTCGTCTAGGTTGTACCTCTTTGCCATCGTCACGAATTGCTTTCGACCGTCATGCGGACGATGCCGCTCATCAAGATGTAATTCTTTAACTGCCAAATCATATGTTAGGAAAAATCTCTTGTATGTCATCGGGACATATCGATTTTTAGCAGGATCTTGATTCACATGATTAAACAGATATTCACTGCCGACTTCCTTTGCGCGGTCATAATAGTTCTTTATAAGGGGATAAATTCTAGGATGAATTGGGACTGTACGGTTAATGCCATAATTAGTTTTCATTCCTCCAGTCATAGCTCTCTTTTTTAAATCGATATCTGAGAGTTTCAATGCTACAAGTTCTCTTGGTCTCCATCCACTATAGCATTGAATCAGAATCATATCAACATGATTATATTCTTTATAGTGACCCCATAATAGTTTCATTTCATCATTCGTGAAACACATATGGTGGGTTTTAGCTTCCGGATTGTTATCGACTTTGACCGGAGTAACAGGACTAGATGTGAGTAATCCTAGCTCTAATGCCCTATCAAATAGTTTCCGAAGGAGACCTTTTATTTTTACTCTTGTGTTTTCAGAAGCCTTATGTGTTCCGTTCTGATCCGTAATCACTGCTTCTTCGATACAGTATTTTATATGAATCGGACGTACCTCATAGAGTTTCATATCATGAATCGATTCACAATACCGCCACGCTGCAACATAAGCCGCAGTTGTTTTTAAAGTCGGATAGAACTCTTTGCTCCATACCTGATAAAGTTCTTTAACAGTCGTTTGCTCCGTAAAATCAAATGGACTTTTGTTGTATTCGAGTAGTGCAGCATAAGCATCATTGTAAGTTTCAAAATAAGCTTCGGGTTTTAGCAGTTTGCAGATTGGACGGCCCTCTGGGGTCTTGCCAACTGTGACCATGGCTCGGAATGGTTTTCTAAGCGCCCTCCCTTTGAGTTCGGTTATCTGGCCGAATCCATTGGGAAGGCGCTTTCTTTTGTTTTGACGAGGTTTTCTGGGCTTTAGTGCTTCAGGCTTTAGTGGATATCCGCAGTGAGGGCATGATAGCGCTTTGTCACTCACTTGTAGTTCACATTCGGGACATTTTATAAGCATTATATCACCTCTGTGCGTTATATTTTACTATAGATGTACGAATAAATCAATACTACATCTTGTGTTTAGTTATCAAATTCTGTAAGTTCAGGACGGGGGTTACAAGTTTCTATGCTAACTTACTAACTGCAAAAGCGTGGTACGACAGAATACATCGTACTAGCTAAGCTAAAATAGCAGTTGGAAGGAGCTGGAAAATTATGGAATTTGGCATTGGCTCGGTTCCTGTTGTGAAGGTGGCCGAAATTTACGGAAAAGATGCCAACTGGGTGCGGGCAGGAATCATTGAAGGATGGCTGCCTATCGGAACCGCTACGAGAAACGGAAAAGAGATTACATCGATCAAGGACATGGACTCTAAGTACGGACGTATAAATTATTATATTTCTCCGAAGAAACTTTATGAGGAGACTGGCTACGTCTGGAAAGGAGCAAAGCATGGCAACTAAGATACGGTCGAAGCTATCAAAGAAGAATCGTTACTGGATATCACCAGAACGTTACTACGAGCTCAAGCATTTCTGTTTACAGTATCCCGACTGGAAGCGTGAATATCTGGCAGTTGACCCGATGGCTCACGAGTTTGAGCAGGGGGAGAAACTATCCGCCACAAATAGGGTAGAGGATAGAACAGCCCTTTGTGCTGAGCGAAAGATCGAGTGTTCACAGAACATGGTCTTAATTGAGGAGTGCTGCGAGAAAGCAGACCCGGACCTTGCCCGTTATATTTTCAAGGCAGTCACTTCTAATCTAGGTTACACCTATCTCAAATCTAGGTTAGACATGCCATGCTCCAAAGATACCTACTACGACCGCTACCATAAATTCTTTTGGCATTTAAGCCACGCGCGAAAATGACATGGGGTATTATGGAGGTGATACTGAATGAAAGCAGTATTTGATGAACGCAGTATAAATTGGACCGACAATGCGGACTACAACATTATGTATCTTCGTGCAAAGCAAAATTATTTTACCGATGTTTTGCGAGCGAGAGGGCACATATCTCTATGCGAGATCCTTGATGATACGGGAATCGCATTGGATAAGCTGCTCTCACTTGCAGAGCTCTACGGTCATTTCTGGAGCTATGCAAAAGGAGACAGGTTTGTAGATTTGGGCATTCCCAAGGAATACGACTGCAATACTAAGTCATTTGAGCTTGACATCAACATCTAATCGAAATGGACGTCTGAAACATGGCGTCCTATTTTTCTCCGCAGAATTTTCAGGTCCTTATATGAAAAGAGTACAAAATACTCTGATATTTTTAAGGAGGAACCATTTATGAAAATGACACCTGTTAAGGAAGTACCTGGAAAGACTGGTCACTATTGCAATTTGCAGGGGGTGCTCAAGGAGTTTATGGCTATGGACGCAAAAGTCGTGAGACTGGACGTTGATGGGTATAAATCTTCTACTGTGGCAGCATCCTGCATCTGCATAGCCATCAAAAGATCCGGATACCCAATCAAGTCGTTTAAAAGAGGTGAATTTGTGTATCTGAGTAAAGTATCTTGAAAGGAGTAGGCTCTGTGGAAACACGGGGTCTTTCTTTTTATATTTTCCAGGACGCAGGTTACGAAAGGAAGTGGTATTTTCATATCGTAAAATTCCCCGGGATGAAAATTTCAGAAAACAGTTTAAAGGAGAATTTACATGGATTGGTTTTATATTGCTGCTACGGCGATTCTTGTTCTGGCTTCTTATATTATTGGAAGATCGCACGGAGTCAGCGAATTTCTTAGCGCCAACATAATCGGCAGCCTGCGAGTGGATCGTTCGGATGAGGACGGTCCTTTGGTTTTTATGGAGGTAGATCCTAGATTTCGGGATTTCGCGGAAATGGACGTTGTAATTCTAAAAGTAAAGCATGAGGATTTTATTCCGCGAAAATAACTGGGGCTATTATGGAACCATTTATTACTTTGAAAGGAGATTATTAAAATGGCAGATCAAAACAGCGAAATGTTGAACAAACGTATCGAGGAGACCCTCGGAAATTTGGAGACGCTGAAAGGAGAGGAACGTGCTCAGGCCGTGAAGGAGCTGGACACGCTGTACAAGCTCAGGATCGATGAAACGAAAAATGAGGTTGAAGCCCGCCAAAAGACATCTGAACATCAGGATCAGATGTTCCAGGCGCAGGCCGATCTTCACGAAAAGAGAATCGCTCTTATTGTGAATACAGCGGTGGACGTGGCAAAATTCGTGAGCCAGGTCGGCATGTATGGCATTCTCATCATAGGCGGACTTAAGTTCGAGGAAACCGGTACGATCGGCTCGCAGTTCGTTAAGGATACGATCCGCAGTTGTACGAAATTCTTGAAGAAATGAGGTTCGAAAAAGAGCTTATGGAAACATGGGCTCTTTATTTTTATTGGTGGGTGTGGTAAAATGCAATAAATCCCTGCAATTAGAAAGGAGAAAACTATGAAAAAGTTAATGGCTATTGGACTGGCTGCAGTTATGGCATTTGGATTGGCCGGATGCGGCGGAAGTCAGAGTGCGGCTGCGAGCTCTAAATCCTCCTCGCCGACAACTCCGGGATCGGCTTTTACAGATACCAAAGACACAGATGATGCTAAAGAAACGCACTCAGCAGAAATGGAAGGCTCTATCGATTACGAGATTTCTCGTGGTATTACCGATTACGGCGAAAAAAGTTTGATGCTGACTTACACAAACAATACAAATCATCCGATTTTGAGTGCCCAGTTTTATTTCGAGCTTAAAGACGACTTAACAGATGAAGATAACGAACTGCTATCAAAGCTCCAGGAAGAACATGAAATTGACGATGATCAAATGGATTGGGCATATTTTCAGTCAAATACCGAATGCTATACGGACATCGGTGAAAGCTCCAAACCAAGTCCTTTTACATTTTTTCTTGATTGCTTCACAGACGAAACATATTGCACCCTTGCTGATTATGGGCAGGTAAAACTAATATTCCTTGATGGTGAGAAATATTACCAGACAACCTACGATTTTTATTCCCAGACATTTACCTCGGTATCTCCGTACAAAAATGCCTACGAGTGGATGACGAGTGATATTGGCTTGTCCATCCCTCAGCCCGAAGGGTTCCCAACACTGGTAAGTTCCGACGATGAAAACTATGGCTTCGTTTATGTATATAACGTTTCCCTTAGCGATTTTGAAACGTATGTCGATAAATGCAAAGAGGCTGGATTTTCTAAAGTCGATTTCGATGGTGGAGACAATGTTACAATTGTGAATGACGAAGGAACAGAACTAAGTCTTTATTATGAAGCCAGCAGCGATCGAATGGTCGTACGGTTTGGCTAATTCCGCAGACCTCCTCGCCAAACCGGCAGGGGGTCTTTTATTTTGCCTATGAGATATTTTATTGAGAAACCAGAAATTACAACTCATATGTTTGGCCGAACCTATGAGTGTGACCATCCCCTATATAATAGATGTACTTTATATCAAATTGGTAATAAGGGGATAGCAATAGTACAGCAACGATTTGATGCGGATACCAAATCGACCTACTGGACTGAGATCGACCCATGGCTCAATGATATTTTGTATCTAAGTCCAGGATTCAGGGAGTTCTTTAATTCTTATGCTGCTGAAGGCTCCGAGGGGCTTTACCCAACGGTTACAATACGTCAGGTAATGTGGCGATTACGGCTCAAACCACTGAAAAGAGAGCGCTGGGAGACTGTTATTGACAGAAAAACATTGTAGGTGCGCGTAATTCACAAATCCTATTATGAAAGGAAAGCACATAATAGGAGGAATTACTATGAAAAAACTTTATGCGGTTTATGGCAATAATATTGATATGAACACTTTGCAGGACTATAGTCCGAGAGCCTACGAAGGCTTGGATGGACAGACTGTCTACATTGTAAAGGCAACCATTATTGAGGCAATTAAACTTACTGCAAAAATGAGCTTTAGAAATGCTACTGTAACTGCTTTCTGATCAATATTAGGGTTTATGGAAACATAGACCCTTTTATCTTTTCCATCGCATATTTTTCATGGTATAATATGGACAACTTTTGAAAGGAGGCGGCTCAATGAAAGAGGTGATACTGGAATTTCTACGCAATATGAAAGACGAAGAGTATGCAAAAAATATTGCGTATGTAATTGCAGTTACGGCTTGTGCAATTGTAGTAATTGCCTTCATGCTGAAAGCGCTCTGAAAGAAACGGCTCTGTGGAAACACGGGGTCTTTTCTTTTTGCGCGAAAAATGCACCTCCTTATATGGAACAAATTAAACTAAAGGAGGATTCTGAAATGGAATTTTACGTAATTTTGTTGATTTTCGCTCTGGGCTTACTGGTAGTTGGCGCTGCATTCGTCAACGGAGCTAAGTTTGTACTAGGCATGATCGGACGAATCGTGGATTGCATTTTTGGAAGACACGGTGATTGAACCAAAGGCAAGACCTATGGAAACATGGGCTTTTGCCTTTTCTTTTTGCTACGCGAATTTTGCAAGTTCTTATATGGAGAAAACCAATTTAAAATTTGGAGGTATTTACTATGTTTAAGAAAATCTGGAACAAGCCCATCACTTGGGGCGATTACATGAAACTGGTTGGTATCTGCGTTGGCATTTATGGTGCCATCGTAGGACCATTCCTGCTGAGTGTATATGGTATCCCTGAGAAGATCAAGGCAAAGTTCAAGAAAGAACCTGACGTAGAGACCTACGAGGATTGAAAGGAGGTATCCGAGCTAAGGCTCTGTGGAAACACAGGGTCTTAGCTTTTTTCTTTTACCTTCGCGAAATTTGCACGTCCTTATATGGAAATAGATAGCTTATGGGTAAAGCGCCCGGTATTTCGGGAGAACCAAGCTCGAACCTTGGTCTATTTCTTTTTGTTTTTTATATTTGAAAGGAGAACCTAAAATGAATCTGAAACTCAACCGAAAAATTGTGAAGGAGATGGCAAGGAATGGACTTAAGTTTGTGGAAGATTGTTCACCTACTATTCTTACGGGACTGGTTGCAGCAGGAGTGCTCACGAGTGTTGGAATGGCTGTACGAGCTACCACCAAGGCGCTTCCGCTCATCGAAGAAGAAAAAGTACGTCGTTGTAAAGAAGGGTTGGACGACCATTTAAAGCCTGCTGAGGTCGTAAAGGTTTGCTGGAAGTGCTATGTGCCGACCGTGAGTATGGCCGCATTGACTGTGGCCTGCGCGATTGGGGCCAATAAGATCAACCTCCAGCGTAATGCCGCGCTTTCCTCTTTATATTCTGTAAGTTCTACGGCACTCAAGGAGTACGAACAGAAGGTTGTTGAGCAAGTCGGACCGGAGAAGAATGAAACAATCAAGAATGCTGTGGCAAAGGACCGTATGGAGAAAATTCAGATGGACGAGTCTGCAGCGCTTGGTGACGGCAATGTTTGGGTCTACGATACCTTTAGCGGACGAAAATGGCCGTGCAATATTGGTAAGATCAAGCAGATTGCCGGTGATCTTAACTGCGATATGGCGGTCAGCGGCGATTGGAAGAGCCTGAATGAGTTCTATATGGAAATCGGCCTGGATGAAATCAAACCTGGCGATTCATTAGGGTTTGATGCTTCTAACCTGATCGATCTGTGGTTCTCAGCCCAGCTGGATGATAACGGCCGTCCTTTGGTGGTTATGGATTACAAAGTTATGCCAAAAATAAAATACAAGGAGATGTTTTAAATGTGTCCATGCGCCATGAGAGTTACCTATGCCTGGATGTTTGAAGGCAAAACTATGTACCGCGAAGGGTATGAGTGCTTGAAGTACCGCAAGGAATGCAAAGATACGAGAGTTTGCAAATACAACTTCGCAGAAATTTCACCGGCTAATATGGAAAGGAGGGAAGACAAATGATGCCTAAATTCACTATGACTAAGGTCATTAGCCTTGTTTCTATTATCGTAGTTGGCGTTGGCTCGGCAATTGGTCAATGGGCAACCATGAAAGAATGGAAAGAAGAAACTGATGAAAAGTCTAAGAAAGAGGACTAAGGTCTTCATCTGATCGAGAAACGGCTCCGTGGAAACACGGGGTCTTTTCTTTTATACGCTAAAATTGCACATCCTTATATGGAGGTGTATAAAAAATGATCACACTTTATTACTTATTAGAATGTGCAGAAAGCTACTTTGAGAGGAAGGGCGGTATCCAGAAAATTATATTTTGGAGCGTAATCTCTCTTATCGTAGTGAGTGTATTCATGTGGTGCATGTGTGGTGCAATTGATGACCTTGTAGCCAGAGGGGTGTAAAAGCCCCTTTTGGTTTTGTTTTTTCTGGAAAGGAGAAATAAGATGCCGAGAACTCAGGATTTCGAGGTCTTGGACAAATTTGAAAACGAACATTACTTCCTGCCGAGTAAGGATTGGCCGGAATACGAATTTCAGTATCAAAGCACTTGCCGCTGGGCCTTGAATCAGATCCGTGAGTACATGGCCCAGAAGGCGAACGAGCACAAATCTATGACTGATATTTTGGAAGAACTGTACTGGATCTTCGATACCGGCATAGCAGAGTGCTGCGAGATGTACGATGAGAAGAATGAAATCAAAGCATGGCAATATCCACCACCGGATATTGTATTTAGTGTTGGTAGAGCCATGGTTGAGGAAGTAGCAGGTTTATATTTATGAAAGGAGAATCCCAATGAAAATCAAGTATCCGCGAATCAATGTAAAACCGTTTGTTCATGCCTGTAAGGTCGGAATGGCCAAAAACGCGCCTACAATCCTGACTATCACAGGCATTACAGCGATGGCCAGCTCGACTTATTGGGCGGTGAAGGCTACCCCGAAGGCTTTGGCTTTGAAAGAAAAGGCCGAGGTTGAGAAAAACAAGAAGGCCGGGACGTTTAAAAATCAAAAGTTGCATTACTACGATGAAAAGGAAGGAGCCTTTGTTGATGGATTCCAGAATTGGGTGCCGTTGACCAAACTCGAAATTGTGCAGACCTGTTGGCGCTGTTATGCTCCGGCGTTTATTACCGGTGTGTTGGGTGCCGCTTGCCTGATCGGGGCCAACTCGATGAATCTGCGGAAGAATGCAGCACTGGCAGCGGCGTATGCACTTTCTGAGACCAATTTCAGGGAGTATAGAGAGAAGACACTTGAGGAAGTTGGTGAGAAGAAGGAAGAAAAGATCCGCAATGCTGTGGCCGAGGAGAAGATTACCAAGAATCCTGTAAATACCTCGACTGTGCTTGAGACTGGCAATGGCGATACCCTCTGCTATGACGCGATCTGTGGAAGATATTTTAAGTCGAGTATTGAAAAGCTCAAGAGTGCTCTCAATGAACTCAATATGGAGCTGGTTCAGGATGGTTATGTCTCGCTCAACCAATATTACGATTTGATTGGCCTGCCGGATGGGATGCTTGGAGATGACCTTGGCTGGAGTATCAATGACCATCATTCGACTGTACAGTTGGATCTGAGTGCACAGCTGACCAAAGATGAGGCTCAGACTCCTTGCATGGTTGTGGCCTTTAAGTACGGCCCTATCTACAATTACGATGCGTTTTAATCTCACGCGAAATTTGCAAGTCCTTATATGGAACAAGATTCCAAAAATTATATTTTATTAAAGGAGACTTTATCATGGAAAACGAGGAAATTATGATGAACGAGACTACTGAGGCTATGACCGATGTGGAGGAACCCATCACTGAAACCGAAACCAATGAGGAAGAATCGAGCAGCTTTATGCCTGCAGCGTTGTTGATCGCTGGCGGTGTGGCAGCTATTTACGGAGGTGTGACCTTCGCAAAGAAGCATGTCATCCCGCACGTGAGCAATGGCATCGCAAGTCTGAAAGCCAAGTTCGGTCATTCCAAGGGTGAGGCAGTGGAGGCCGAAGCAGAGGAAGTCGATGAGGACGAATCTGAAGAGTAATCTGTGAAATCCTTAATGGATTTAAGGAATTGTTCGAGCTAAGGCTCTGTGGAAACACGGGGTCTTAGCTTTTTGTTTTTGCTTTGAAAGGAGAAAAAAGCAATGACTGTACAAGAGTATCTCGATAAGACTCGAAACTTTATGAACGATGTTAATATACGGCCTGGTGTTGTTTGCGCTGATGGATTCCAGATTTCTATTCAAGCATCACCCTTCCATTACTGCTATCCGAAGGATAACAATGCAGAGAACTTTGAAAAAGTAGAGCTAGGCTTTCCCAATCAAAAAGATGACCTGATTATGGAATATGCCGAAGATCCGGATTATCCAACCCGCACAGTATATGGTTATGTTCCGATTGAGGTTGTTGATAAACTCATGGAAAAACATGGCGGCATTGTTGGCCGTTTTGACAATAAGGAGGCGCTTCGTTATGAGTTTCGGTAAGAATTTGTTTGTGTTCGTGTCTGGTGCGGTTGTTGGTGCCGGTGCGTTGGCTGGGTTTGCTGGCTGGAAAATGTATAAGGCACTCAAGAAGAATGATGTTTTGTACACGGCGGTCCGTAGTTCTGTAGATGCCGGAGTAAAGGCTGCCTCGAGCGAATTCAGCGAGCATGGGGCTAAGGCTATAATGAATATGGTGTTTGGGTGGCCGGAGAAACGTAATAAGGTTTCCTATGAGGATTACTACTCTAAAAGTAGTCGGACTTGTGCCTTTGACATCGACCAGGTAAGCTTTGGCAGTCGGAAAGAGGCTGCAAATGTTCTTCATCGTCTTGCTGATATTCTGGACCGATACGGACAAGTCACGGTCGCGGATTTCTATAACGAGGCCGGACTCAATGATCCCCACCGTTCTAATATTTATTATGGATGGAAGGACATTGGCGATGCTTATGTTGTCAAAGTCCGTTCTGGATGGTCTATTTCTCTTCCTGACCCAATTAAACTGGAGTGATTTATGTGATGCGTTATATTTTCAAAGGCCATGTGGTAGACCAGTTTGGGACTATGCTTGACCGAAACTGGAAAGGGGAGACATTTGCGCCGAGTATGGCAAAGGCGAAGTCGAACCTGAATTACCAGTGGAAGAAACAGAATAACTACCCTCGGGAGACGAAAGTGATTCTCGAGGGTCATTTTACATCCGAAATGGATTTTCTGAAAGGAGTTAGCTGATGGCAGAATACGATATGCCCAATAACAGCCACGCATTTAAAAATGGGCAGGTGAAAGAAAAGCCCAAGACCCAGAAGGTGATTGAGGGCACGGCCAAGACCAAGAAAAAGACCAATGCCCAGAAACTGGCTGATATTTTCCTGCCGGAGGATGTTGCCAGCGTTAAGGAGTATATCTTCTGGGAGAGAATCGTGCCAGCTATCAAGGATATTATCCATGATACGGTGGATACGTTCCTATACGGTGAGTCCAGAAGGCCGAGTTATTCGAGTAGTTCCAGAATCTCGTATTCCGGATATTATTCTGGCAGCAATCGTCCGGAGCCTCGAAAGGATACTGGCCGACCCAGGAACGCCTTTGATTACGATGACATTATCTTTGACAGCCGTATTCAGGGTGAGCAGGTGCTGGACAATCTGATTGATATTTTGGATCAGTACAATATTGTGACGGTTGGTGACCTTTACGATTCCGCAGGCATCACAACCACGAACTATATGGTCAATCGTTATGGCTGGGATAACCTGGCGGATTCGAGTGTTGTCCGAGTACGAGAGGGCTATACCCTGAAGCTGCCAAAAGCCAAACCTATTTGAAAGGAATGATATTTTTGGAAACAGAACTATGTTATCGAGCTCAGCTCGAGAAAGCGATCAGAGAGACGATCAGAGAGAGTAGTGAACTCGATGAAGCAATCGGAGAGGCCAGAGAGCAGCAGAGAAATATGTCCCCATTTATGTCTCCATTCGATTATTCCGGCCCTAAATTTACAGATGACGAACTTCGGTTCAGGGATATTACTGAAAAAATGAGGGAAACTTTCCTGAAGAAAAATCATGATTACGGTAATAGTTTTCATGAAACTTGGGACGAGTTTGGCGACAAGGGTATCATTACCGCTCTTACGCAAATTTCTCACAAGTATCATCGACTTATGAATATTGGCCTCGGCACTAAACCTTTGGTCGATGAATCAATTGATGATACGCTACTTGATATGGCAAATTACTGTATTCTTACAATTATGGAGCTGGAAAAAGCTCGTAACAATAAAAAGGAGAACTGATTATGAAACTTTCTAACATTATGTCCGTTGCTGGCCGCAATTTGTCTGTGGCTAAGCTAAAGATTTCTAAGCACAGCCCGGAACTGCTGCTGATCACTGGTATTGTCGGCGGCGTCGCGAGTGCGGTCATGGCCTGCAAAGCTACCACTAAGGTCTCTGAGATCCTGGACAGCACTTCTGAAGCAGTCAACACGATTCATCAGGTGGAGGAGAATCCGCCGATGGGTTCTGACTATACCCACGAAGATGCACAGAAGGACCTTTTTATCACTTATGCTCAGACCGGTGTAAAGCTCGTGAAGCTGTATGGCCCGAGCCTGGTCGTAGGGGGTCTGTCTGTGGCTGCGATCCTGGCATCCAACAACATCCTGCGTAAGCGTAATGTAGCTCTGGCTGCTGCGTTCAGCACGGTTTCTAAATCCTTTGAGGAGTATCGTGGCCGTGTGGTGGAGAAGTACGGCAAGGACGTTGACAATCAGCTGCGTATGGGCACCCATGAAGAGGTCGTGCAGGAGACTGTGACCGATGATATGGGTAACGAGAAGCAGGTTTCTAAGACTGTAAAGGTCACGAACCCTCTGGGAAGCCCGTACGCTAAGCTGTTTGATGAATGTAACCCTAATTGGGAAAAGAATCCTGATTACAGCCTGATGTTCTTAAAGTCTCGTCAGCAGTTTGCCAATGACAAATTGCGCAGCCAGGGTTATCTGTTCCTGAATGATGTGCTTGACTCTCTTGGCATTCCTCGCTGCAAAGAAGGTCAGATCGTTGGCTGGGTTTTCAAGGGTGATGAAGGCGATAACTTTGTTGACTTTGGTCTGAATGAAGAAAACGAGTGGGTCCAGGACTTCATGAACGGTGACGAGCCCAGTGTTTGGCTGGATTTCAATGTGCAGGGCAACATTCTGGACCTGATCTAACATGATATTTTGAGGAGGAATCAGTATGCGTGACATTCTTGGTTATACTTTTGCCACAATCGCCGGTGTTTGCTTTGCCGGAGGTATTGCGGTCCTTTCCGGCGGAAAGGGGAAGTAAATGGACTATCTCGACAATCTGCTGACCACCCTCGATTATATTCTCAACTCAAAACGTAAGCGCCATATTGTTGGCGGAATCCTTATCAGTATGTCAACCCTATTTGCCGGGTTGGCTGTTACTGTGATGAGCATCAAGGAGGACGATGATGAATAAGGTTTTATATTTTGGCATCATGGCCGGCACTGCCGCTATTGCTGCAGTGGCTACCTGGGTGTATGCCAAGGACAAGTTTGCCAAGCAGGCCTCGGATGATATTTCCGAGATGAAGGCCTATTACAAAGAAAAGTATGAGTCCCAGCCGAAGGAAGCACCCAAGGAGCCCAAGAAAGAGCAGCCGAAGACCGAGGCTCAGAAGAAGGCTGAAGATCTTAAAACTTATCGCCAGATGGCACGGGACAAGTACAAAGCCAATCACGAGGAGGAAGAAGGAAATCCCCATGTGATTACGCCGGAGGAATTTGGCGAGAATAACCACTACGACCGAATCACTCTGACCTATTATGCCGACCACGTGCTGGCAGATGAGAACGATGAGGTCATTCGGGATGTCGAGGAGACGATCGGATTCGGCAGCCTGAATCACTTTGGAGAGTACGAGGCGGACATCGTGTATGTACAGAATGATATTCTCAAGTGTTACTACGAGATTACTCGTGATCTGCGCAAATACGAGGATGTTGCCGGGGAACTGCCTTACCGTCCGGAGGTAAACTGAACTTATGACGAAAAACGAGACTGACGCCGCCTATTTCGACTGGATGTGCGGTCTTGTAGCGAAAGATTTCAAAGACGGCGGGCGTCGGTATCGTAATTTACTGGAAACGCTTAACCGAATTGATTTCCGCTACTCGATCCCGCTGGATTCCAACCGAGAGGCAGACGGCATTGATTTGCGATACCGTTTCGGCTATGAGAAACATGTCAGAGACTATGTTATCGCAAGATATTTGGACGATCATCCCTGCAGTGTACTTGAGATGATGATTGCATTGGCCCAGCGATGCGAAGAAAGCATCATGGACGACCCGGAGGCGGGTAATCGTACCGGCGTTTGGTTCTGGGCGATGATCAATAATCTTGGCCTCGAATGTATGAGTGATGACGATTTTGATGAGCTCTATGTCGAAGAGCACATCCAGCATTTTTTGGACCGCCAGTATTCCTATCAGGGAGATGGCGGTCTTTTCTTTGTCCGAAAGCCGCCTATGGACATGCGCCGGGTGGAAATCTGGACACAGCTGAACTGGTATCTCAATGAGAACGATTGATATTTGAAAGGAGATTACTATATGCAAAACATGAAAGTATGGAACATTACCAATCTTAACGAGATGATTGCATTTACTTGCTATTCGAACACCCTTGCCAATAAAAATTTCCTTTATCTTGACAAATGCGTGAAATCTCTTCGCCGAGCAAATACGTTTCTTTGCCTTTCTACACTCGGTCTCCTGGCCATCGTGCACTTGGCAGACTGCGATATTAAGGCTTTAAAACTCAAAATTGCGGAACTTGAAGAGGACAATCGGGACCTCAACAATACGGTCTACAACAATGTAATCAATACTGAGAATAAGGACGAAGAAATGTAATGGTTGACTTTCTCGAAATCGGCCGAGTGAACAAAAAGGGGTATACCGAAATATACCCAAAGTTTGTTCTCAAGCGCCGTTCTGAAGATTTGATGATTCGGGGCGGAGACTTTTACGCGATTTGGCTCGAAGATCGAGGGCTGTGGAGTACGGATGAGATGGACCTGACGTACCTTGTGGATCAGGAACTAAGCAGGGTGAGCCAGGAAATTCGGGATAAAGGAAATGTCGTAAAAACACTGTACATGTGGGATGCAGAATCTGGCATGATTGACCAATGGCACAAATTCTGCCAGCGGCAATGCCGAGACAACTTCCACATGCTGGACGAAAAATTGATATTTTCCAATCAGGAACTGAAAAAGACGGATTATGCCTCAAAGCGTCTGAACTATCCGCTGGAAGAAGGGAATACACCTGGGTGGGATAAACTCATGAGCGTATTATATTCTCCGGCGGAGCGACACAAGATCGAGTGGGCAATTGGATCGATCATTACCGGTGACTCGAAGGATTTGCAGAAGTTTATGGTTCTGTATGGTCCACCGGGCAGCGGTAAATCGACTGTGCTCAACATTATCCAGCAGCTTTTCGATGGATATTACTCGGTCTTCGATGCCAAGGCGCTGGGCAATCCGTCAAACTCGTTCGCGCTTGAGTCCTTTAAGACAAATCCGTTGGTGGCCATTCAGCACGATGGTGATTTGTCTCGGATCGAGGATAACACTCGCCTGAACAGTCTTGTCTCTCACGAGTTGATGACCGTAAACGAAAAGTTCCGATCTGCCTATGCCAATCGGTTTAAAGCATTCCTATTTATGGGTACGAATAAGCCGGTAAAGATCTCGGATGCAAGGTCTGGCATCCTGCGCCGACTTATTGATGTAGAGCCCACTGGAGATAAACTTTCCGGAAAAGAATACCGCCATGCCATGAAGCAGATTCCGTTTGAGCTTGGAGGGATTGCTTGGCACTGCAAGGAAGTTTACGAAGAGGACCCTGATTATTACGACGACTATGTGCCAACGAATATGATGGGGGCTTCCAATGACTTCTATAACTTCGTATCGGATTCGTACTTGATATTCTCGAAAGAAAACTCCACGACTCTGAAAATTGCCTATGAGATGTACAAAAACTACTGCGACGATGCTAAAGTGACCTACCCCTACAACAAGCGACTCTTTAAAGAGGAACTGAAGGCTTACTTTACTGTCTTCGAGGAAAAGCATGTAGATCCAGACGGCAATACAATTCGTGGATGGTACGAAGGGTTTGATCTTAATAAATTTGATGGCAGCGGTGAGAAAAAACCGGTTGAAGAACCCAAAGAGGAACCACCCCCTGCCATTGAGTTTAAAGAGCAGCACTCAGCCTTTGATGATATTTGTGCTGATTGTCCAGCCCAGTATGCCAAAGAGGATGAGACCCCTAAGTGGAAGTGGGACGGAGTTAAAACGAAGCTCAAAGACCTTGATACCCACAAGGTTCACTATGTCAAAGTACCGGAGAACCATATCGTAATTGATTTTGACTTGAAAGGAGGAGACGGATTTAAGTCGTTTGAGCGCAATCTGGAGGCTGCTGCAAAGTGGCCCAAGACTTACGCAGAACTTTCCAAGTCCGGAAAAGGCATTCATCTGCACTATTTATATTCCGGCGATGTCACAAAACTCATGAGAATTTATGAGGAAGACATCGAAGTGAAGGTTTTTACCGGCAAAAGCAGCCTGAGAAGAAAATTGACCCTTTGCAATGACCTCCCGATTGCGACGATCAGCTCGGGACTACCCTTGAAAGGAGAAAGCAAAGTGGTTAATTTTGAAGCTGTGAAAAATGAGAAAGCCATTCGAACGATCATTCGTAGGAATTTAAATAAAGAGTATCACGACAATACGCGCTGCTCGATGGATTTCATCAAGAAGACGCTGGACGATGCCTACGGTGCAGGCGTTAAGTATGATGTGCGGGACATGTACAATGATATTTTGGTGTTTGCCATGAACTCGACGCACCAGTCAGAGTATTGCATGAATCTGGTGCCAAAACTGCACTTCTGCAGCGATGAGGCTTCTGCTCCGGTTGTCAATGACGAGGCACCTATCGCATTCTATGACTGTGAGGTGTTCCCGAATCTCTTCTTAGTCAACTGGAAGGTTGCAGGCGAGGGAAAGACCGTTGGCCGCATGGTGAACCCTACTGCACAGGATATGGAAAATTTGATGAAGTATCGTCTGATTGGCTTTAACTGTCGCAAGTACGATAATCACATGATCTATGCCCGGATGCTTGGATATTCCAACGAGCAGCTGTACGATCTCTCGCAGCGCATCATTGCCGGTGATAAGAATGCCTTTTTTGGGGAGGCGTACAATATCTCCTACACTGATATTTACGACTTCTCGAATAAAAAGCAGAGTCTCAAGAAATTCGAGATCGAGTTGGGCATCCATCACCAGGAATTGGGCCTGCCTTGGGATAAGCCGGTACCGGAAGAACTTTGGGGAAAGGTGGCCGAATATTGTGATAACGATGTTATTGCAACAGAGGCTGTCTTTAATGCCCGTAAGGCTGACTGGGTGGCACGGCAGATCCTGGCGAGTTTGTCGGGCCTGACTGTCAATGACACGACCAACCAGCACACCACCAGAATTATATTTGGTGGAGAGAAAAATCCGCAGTGGCAGTTCAATTATCGCGAGCTGTGGAAACCTGTGCCTTATACCAAATACGAAGAGCTGCGCGAGAAACTGGGTGCCGACTATGATTTCCGTGTCTGGAATGAAAAGGGCGAGCCGCAGTATCGAAGCTATGTACCTGGC